CCAGATTAATGCTAAATTAAAAGAGTTTAAAGATATTGACACCAATGTAATACATGAAAATATCAAAAAACTACAAGAGGCTGATGTGCAGTTGGACTCAGATATTGAAAGGAAAAGACAAGATCGGGCAGAACTTGTAGCTCAAGTAAAGCAGATAGTAAGCAGGGTTAATTCTATTGGAACTGATGAGGATGTTTGCCAGGTATGTTTACGTAAAGTAGATGAACACGACAGAGCTCATATTGAAAAGGAAAAAGCTTTATTAAAGCAAACCGCTACAGAACTTACTGAGCGGGCTCAATTATTGATAAAGCAAGAAGAGGTTATACAAGGTAAGATTAATCAAATTGATACTAAAATAACTGAATTACGAAACACACTACATAAATGTGATCTTGAAGCACAACACAAACAGAATCTATTGCAAAAGGTAAATCAGCTTAATCAATGGCAACAAATGCTTGAACAAGATATTAAGGAGTTAGAAACATCTACCCAGTCTGTTGATAAAAATCTCGATGAGCAAAAAGAGAAGATAGCACAAATTAAACATCAAATTGAGACTATAAAAAACGAGCTTAATATGCTTGATATTGTCAAATTTGTTGTTTCTGAAGAAGGTGTCAAATCATATGTTGTTAAAAAAATATTAAAATTATTTAACAGTAGAATAGCCTACTATCTACAAAAGATGGATGCTAACTGCCTGGTTACTTTTAATGAATATTTTGAAGAAGAGATAATTGACGTAAAGGGAAAACCGTGCTCTTACTTTAATTTTAGCGGTGCAGAACGTAAAAATATTGATCTGGCATGTCTATTTACTTTTATGGATATGAGAAGATTACAAGGAGATGTTTGTTTTAATTTTAGCATATATGATGAGCTGTTTGACTCAAGCTTAGATGAAAAGGGTGTAGAGTTAGTAATTAGCCTTTTAAAGGAAAGAGTCGAAAAGTTCAAGGAATGTATAATGGTTATTAGCCATAGAAAAGAAAGTATTAAGGCAGCAACTGGTGAGATTATTTATCTAGAAAAGATAAATGGTATAACTAAAAGGGTTGATTTTAAAGACACACCACTGTAATTATAGGTACACATTTATGCTTGTTTCACCCTTTGTCAATCCGTTTCCTCAGCCGTTTGTTAACCCGATGCCTCAATTACAAGGTACAGTTACACCCGGTGCATCAAGAGGTCTGCCCGCGCCCCCTGAAACACTACTACCGAGAGCATTGAACTATTACGCTGACTATAGCGGCTGCGGATTTTGGCGAATGATCTGGCCCGAGCATGTCATTAATGCTCATCAAAAAATGGTTGTACATGGAAGCACAGTAATGTGTTTTGATCCAAATTATTTTAGAGGTGTAAAAGCTGTTCGAATACAGAGACAGGCAACTGAGCATCAACTCAGATTTATTCAATTCTTAAAACAGATTAGCCAAGAGCATAAATTTAGACTAATATATGAGATTGATGATTTAGTTTTCGCCGAAGATATACCTGAATATAATAAGTTTAAACCCGCATTTACAGATCCCAAAATAAGACAGACAGCACAAGCTATCATGGCAATGTGTGATGAAATTACAGTTACAAACAAATTCATGAAAGATTATTATGCGGAAAAAACTGGTAATAAAAATATAACAGTTATACCTAATTACCCCCCTAAATTCTGGATGGGACAGTTTTATAATGAAAAAAGACTTTCAGAAAACTTTGATAGATTCCAGAAAAAACCTAGGGTTCTTTATGCTGGTTCAGGCGCTCACTTTGATGTTGAGAATAGAGTAGGCCAAAACGACGACTTTGCACACGTCAACAGAATCATTGAATCAACGATAGACAAGTATCAGTGGGTATTTTTAGGAGCATTTCCATTGCCCTTACAACACCTTGTTGCATCAGGTAAAGTAGAATTTCACCCTTGGGAAAGAACATATACATATGCCGAAAAGATTTACAATCTTAACATAAACGCCATGGTAGCCCCTCTTCAGGATAATACCTTTAATAGAGCTAAGAGTGATTTAAAGCTCGTTGAGGCTTCCTGTTTTGGTATACCCATTGTGTGTCAAGATATGTGTACGTACGAAGATGCAACATTTAAGTTTAAGACGGGAGATGAGATGGTAGATCAGCTTGATGTAATATTAGGCAAAAAAGGAAAATATATGAACCTATCTGCTAAGGCGAGAAAATTTGCAGACAGTCGATGGCTTGAGCTTGATCAAAATATTGATAAATATGTTGAGTTATATACACACCCGTACGGTGATCCAAACCGTAAACTTATTAATAAATTAAACGGGCTGTAATTTCTTGATTATTAAAAGAGGTTCTTATATACTCTAACTATGTTTCGCAATGTTGCTTATCTTCCACGTGAACAGCTTATGCGTCTTTATACGTGGGACGAAAGAGGTAACCCCCTTACAGTTGATACAACCTATGAGCCTTATATTTACTTAGAGACATCACACAATGAAGATTGTTTTAGTATTTTTAACACCAAGTTAAAAAAGCGCCGCTTCCGTAACCAAGCCGAGCGCTCACAGTATTTAAAAGAAAATGAAATTGTTCGCGTTTTTGAAAATCTTGGGGTTCAGCAACAGTTCTTAATTGATTATTTTGGCAATCAGAACGAAACTCATGACTTTGCGAAATACCCATTAAAAGTATATTTTTTAGATATTGAAACATATAGTCCTGATAGTTTTCCTAACATCGAGGAAGCTAATCATCCTATTAATGTAATAACAATTTATGACGTTTCTATTAATAAGTTTATTACCTGGGGATTAAAACCGTGCACAAGAGTTGGTGAAAACGTTACCTATATTTACTGTAAGACAGAGCGTGAACTTTTAAACTGCTTTATAGATTTTTTTAGTGCCTCATACCCCGACATATTGTCAGGGTGGAACAGCGAATTCTTCGATATACCTTACATTATTAATCGCGTTACACGTCTTCTTGGAGAAGATACAGCTAAAAAGTTGTCACCTGTAGGAAAGCTACGTATGAGAGCATTTATGGGTAAATTTGGCAAGCAACAAACAAGATGGTATATTGAAGGGGTATCATGTGTTGACTATTTACAAATATACAAAAGATTCTGCCCTCAACTAAGAGAGTCATACAAGCTTGGGGATATTGGTGAAATAGAATTACAGGAATCGAAAACAGATTACGGTGATACCGATCTTGCTACACTTTCTGATAAAAACTGGGATTTGTTCGTGGAGTATAATATTCAGGACGTCAACCTGTTAGTTAAACTCGAAAAAAAACTACAGTATATTCAATTACTCAGAATGATTGCATACGCAGGGTTAACGACGTTTGAAGGCGCGCTCGGATCACTTAGTGTGATTACCGGTCTATGTGCAATTCGCGCGAGAGCACGCAATCAACGCATACCTACATTTAATAAATCGTCTGTTGATGATGGAACACAAAACGCCGGGGCTTATGTAGGTGAACCGCAACAAGGATTTCAAGAGCATGTTGTTTCATTTGACGCTAACAGTCTATACCCTAACGTGATGATTACTCTTAACCTATCGCCCGAAACCAAAATAGGATCAATTGTTGATGTTACTGACGGTGATGTAACTATTAAACACGTTAATGGTACTACATATAATTTAACCAAGGAAAAGTTTGCAAGCTTTATTAAACAAGAAAAGATAGCAATTTCAAAGGCAAAAATTCTCTTTTCTCAAAAAACCAAGGGTATTATCCCTGAAACAGTTGATCACTACTACAATAAGCGTGTTGAAATCAAAAAACAACTCTCTAAGGCTAAACGCGAGCTGTTAAAGCTAACTAAGGATACACAGGAATACAAGCAACTTAAATTAAAAATAGACAATTTAAATATTACACAGCATACAATTAAAATTTTAATTAATACAATTTATGGATATTTTGGTAACAAACATAGTCCCCTCGGCGATGACGAGCTAGCTGAGTCAATTACTCTTACAGGTCAGGCCGCTATTAAAGAATCAAATAGAATACTAATTGACTACATAAAGAATGAAGCAGGCTTAACCGACGAACAAATTAATATAAACTCACCCATTATCTATAACGATACAGACAGTTCGTATATTTCAATCAAACATCTGGTAGAAGCTAAAAAACTCACATTGCTCGATAAGCAAAATAAAATAAGTAAAGAATACTACGAGGCAGTACAGGATATTGAAGATCATCTCAACAAGGGTATTCAGGAGTGGGGTGCAAAGTCGCTCAATTCAATAGACTGCAGACTAAACTTTAAACGTGAGAAAATATCTGACGTCGGTCTCTTTTTACAGAAAAAACGTTACGTTTTGCATGTTCTTGATGATGAAGGTATTCCTTGTGATAAATTTAAATATACAGGTGTGGAAGTTGTACGCACCACTATGCCCGCGGCAATCAAGGTACATGTAAGAAATGTTGTAGAGACCATGCTACGAACTAAATCACGAAGTGAGACAGATAAGGTGTTCAATGACGTGTATGACATATTTAAAACTCTATCTGTAGAAGAGATAGCTGCGGTAAGAGGCATTAGTGAATATGAAAAATATGCAATAAGATGTAATGAATTTCAGACATGTAAAGCAATGCCGAGTCATGTCAAAGCAGCTTATTTTTATAATATATTAATTGATAAGCTTAACATTCAGAGAAAATACGAAAAAATAGGGTCAGGAGATAAGGTAAGACATTTCTATGTTAAACAACCTAATCGCTATGGTATAAAGATGATTGGATACAAATATGATTTTCCTAATGAGTTTAACGGCGTATTTGAACCTGACTACGAATTATCCTTTGAAAAGGAGGTCTATATGGTTATAGAGCGCTTTTATGACGCTGTAGGTTGGAAGCTCAAAAAACCAAGTGAACAGGTACAAACTGATTTATTTGAATTACTTGGTGTTTAGCGTTGATTTTTAAACAATATATTATAATATATAAACATATGAGCAATATCATTACATTTATCGATTCAATTGGAAGAACAATTATTGGCGAGGCCGTCGAATCTACACCAGACGGACAAAAAGTAGATAGTCAAGTTTCTTTCATTATTAAGAACCCTGCAATTCTTCACGTTCAACCTACACCTCAAGGTCAGTTAAACGTACAAACCATTCCACTTTATTTTAGAGACTTTGTAAGTGATAAAAATAAAGAGGAGGGCACATTCTGGAAATACAACTATGCAAACTGTATAATAGGATTGAATGTAGAAAATGATGCTCGATTAATTGATCAATATCATAAACTTTTTCAACCTATGCCGGTACCCGTTGCTCCAGCAGGTGAAAACGAGCCACAAAAAACAATTAAACTATTTGACGATTAACAAATAGGGAGTCGAACCAAGCGAGCCGAAGATATATCTTCGGCTCGTTTTTTTTATATTGATTTTAATGATATGTCATTTATAATTTGTGTATGAGTAAAGAAATTGATAGTATTTTTAAGAAACTCGACTCCATGAATAGTGAAGCATCGTTTCTCGATGAAAACGCTTTATCAAATGTTGATGTATGGTACGATACAGGCTGTTATGCATTAAATGCAATTTTAGGTGGAAGCTGTCGCAAGGGTGGTGTGCCTAAAGGCCGTATCGTGGGGTTTTCTGGTGAATCTATGACCGGTAAGACATTTATCGTTAATAAAATTTTAGCACAAGCGCAGAAGCAAGGCGTTTATCCAGTCATTTTCGATACCGAGTTTGCTATTGATGAAAACTCAACTAAGGGTGTAGGTCTTGATCCAAGTAAAACTAAGTATGTCCCTGTTTATACCGTCGATCAATGTCGTAATCAAGTAGCAGCTTTTCTTGATAGCGTTATTGAGGCAAAGCAGGAAGGTAAGTTTATTATTAGCATTGATAGTCTTGGCAACTTAGCAGCTCAAAAAGAAATTGATGATATTGCTAAGGATAAGTCAGCTGCAGATATGGGTCT